ATTGCCCTCGCCCTGCGCTTGATCTCCTCAAGTGTAGCATCACCAGAGAACAAACTTACACCGGCCCTGTCCATGACGGGAGTCCACACCCCATTATCAACAACAAACACTGAATAGTCAGGGAATGCCTTATTGATTGTTTCCGGCGTTGGGACAAGTCTAATGCTACTTGCATTCCCTGGCCTATGCGGCGGCGTGAATGGCCCGTGGACCAATTCTGGTTGTTCCCCGACTACGGACTCCATGACCATCTGGTTAAAGATATTGATATACTCCTTAGCCTGCGCACCCGATACGCCCGTCTTCATTAATTTTAATTCTGGCATCCCAATGGCGTATGAACCGCCAGAATATCTGGACTTGGATACGTTGTGTTGTGCCCACTCGTATGCTTTCTTCTTTGCCCCAGGAAGGCTACCAAGCAAGATATATTGGGACTTCAACACTGCCATGATCCCAGTATCGACCTGTAGATCGTAAGAATCCTTGCTTCTCAACGTGTCGCTTCGGGCATAATCGAATATCCATGCCTTATCCCTGACATCGGTTATATGCTCTTCCATGTCCGCATCAAGATCAGTCGCCTTTATTCCACGGGCCAACATCGTCTTGGGGTCAGGATTGCTCGCTGTATGCGCTAACTTCCATGCCTCGGCAGGCGAATACCCAGCGTTGTTCATATTATCCGTGAATAGTTCGAGCCTAGCAACGTCCCTGCCCTTAAATAGTTCTTCACTGTAATAAATGGAACTTGTATCAGAGCGGTCTTTTATCGCCGCAATCATTCGTGCGGCTGTTTGTGCGGCGGAGGGCATATCTCCCGTGGCAGAACCGAGAGAGACGAGATCAGTAAATTGACTTGGTATGCGCTTCATCCTGGAAATCACATCCACGACGCCGCGCTCTACATCACCCTGCGACATCGTCGTTTCATCGGGTAGCGGCTCTTGGGTCATCTCGCCCATTCTCTGGAGAAGCGTTTGTCCTGGCTGTAGTTCAAGTGCCCTTGTAAAGAAGATATCGGTTTGATCTTGGGTTTTTATTTGCAGCCCATTTGATACACGGTTTACTGTTTCGATCCACGAATCGACATCCGGGGTAGTCGTTCCGAAGATTCTGCGTGCATCCGCCGGGGACATGACATCAAGATACTCACCCATTGTTTTATAATACTCTTCAGTTTGTTCTGCACCCAACACAGCCGCTTTCTTTTGTTCTATATCGAAGGAATTCTTCCTGTTGTCTTTTTCGAGTTTCGTGCTTGCCGATTCAATCTTTTGTGCATAATCCCGGAGGTCTAGGAATGCGTTACGCCCACTCTCACCATATTCATTAACCCAGTCCAGGCCAATCGATTCCCAGTCTACAGATTTACCTTCTCTTAGATCGTTTGAATAGACAAGTAATTCACCCTTCAGATCATCGTTTTGTGTTCGCTCGATAAGGTTTTCTTGGCTCATTACATTCGCATCGTATTGCAGTTTGTGCGATTCGACGTACCATTCCTCTTGTGCGGTCATGTCTTTTGGCAACGTCGATTTGTAAGGTCTTCCAAGGTGCATCAAGGCGACAGAGTTTGATAGTTGATCTTGCCTCAATCCCTCGATCTCTGCATTGTCTTTTGTCTCTTGGGCTTTCAATTGCTTGGACAGGAAACTATACGCAATCCCTTTTCGCGGATCGCCCGCAGGAAGTTTCGAGAGCATATCCGTAACTGTTTCCCTGTCGTCCACCTCACCATAGTAGATAGACGACATGGTTAAACTGACGGCCTTGTTATCCTTGGTCTCGATTCTTGACTGAACCAGTTCCGTCAGTTGGGTTTTTCGATCTTCATCCAGATCATATTCATTGTTTTTGATTGACGCCAAGGCCGCATGGGGATCAATCCTCACCGCCTCGGCAACAGCATCGGTATCTAGTTTGTCCTTGAGCGTGTCGAGTCGCTCGGCCTGCTCTTCTCTCGCAAGGCCGCCCGTCTCGACCATCTGCATATCGTTGCCTTCGATCTCCGCCCAAATAGAACCGCGCTCCTCGGCGTTCGCTGCGAGTATATAATCGCCAGACAGTTGCTCCTGTCTTTCAACGTGGGCGTTGATTGCAAACGCCGCGACCTTGAGCCGTCCGATATTCTTAATCTCGAGTTCGGCAAGGTCTCTCGACGCTTCGAGTTCCGGGGCAACGAACGCTGCGGCGGTCTTTGAGGTGATCGCAGATTTAGTGTCATTGAATAAGGTTTGGACCCCAGAATAATACTCATCGACATCGATCTCGTTGGCTTGGAACGCTGAACGGAGTTCCTTGATTCCGATCTCGAAAGTCGTTCGAGCGTGCTTGATCTCACCGTCCTGGATAAGCCGTTGTTCTTTCTGGGCGAGTTGAGTCAAGTCACCACCAAGGCTGGCGAGTGCCGGGCCAGCCGTCGGGATCGGTTGCTGTTGCAACGCAGAAGGAATCCCCGTCGTCAACGGTGTCTGGGACATGAATCGTGAAAGCCTCATCCTGAATCTCCAGCCTTCTTGTCGCTCAGAAGAGATATCTTGCCAGCGGCGAATGCCCCGGCCCCAAGAAGCGATGATCCGAAAGCCGCCGTTCCGGTTCGGCTCGCGATTTGCCCTTGCGATTTCGCACGACCGGCCTGAACCTGTGCGTTATAATCCCGGATTCTCTGGTCTTTCTCGAACTGGTACTGGTTGGCGATCTCCGCGACGATAGGCGATCCGGCCATCGTGATTCCGCTGGCCCCGACAATCGCCCGGTTGCGCCCAAGCAAACCCTCGAACTGTTCCTCTTGCCTCTGGGCGTCGAACTGGCGAGCGATGTCGATCTGTTCGGCCTGCTGGCCGAATACCGCCTTATTCTGTTGGCCCTGCTGATATCGGGATACTCCCGCAAGTGTGAGTCCAGCCGCACCTAGGCCGATACCGACAGCGCCGAGCGTCGTGACACCAGTGACCCCGGCCCCGGCAACCCCAGCCCCTATGCCGACCAACGGTGCGAGGAATCCCATTCTATTTTACCTTCCCGTAAGACATCCATGTCGATTCGTTCGGTCCAGCCTTCGGGTGAATGCCCTCTACGCTGAATCCAAGGAAATCAGCGAACCGAATCCGCTCAGCGAACCCGGCCTCTACCATGAACTGTAACCGAAAAAGGGAATACGCTCGCACACACTCGCTGATAATGCGCCGCATTTCATGCACGAGTCCGAACGGGCGGTCGAAAGCGTCCCTCGAACAAGCAAAAACGAAATGCCCGACACCGGCGCGAACCGGCATCACACCGCCAATCGCTATCGGTACACCATGCTTTTCGGTTATCCAGAGTTTTCCGCCACCGTCCAGGACGGCCTCAAGTTCCACTGCCGCGCCACGGTCACTCGCACGGTAATCGATCATACCAATTTCTTCGCGGTCCTCAACGAGATGGGTCGTTAGTCTACTCATTGATCTGCAACCTCCCCTGGATAGCCAGCAGGATAGATGGGTACGCGACGCCGCTAGAGCCTTCGGACTTGAAAACCAGCGTAGACACCGTGTCCCAGCCGAAAAGCGTCTTGGAGGCAACGGTGGGGCCACCCGTGACGGTTGCAAACGCCTGTTTCGCGTCGGCAAATACCGCTGTCCCTCTGGCGAACCTTAACTCTTGGGCTGCCAGCAGATTCGCATCGACGTTCACCCATCGCTTCAGGTGGCCGAGGGTTGAATCGAATCCCTCGACGATCTCGAATGGAAGCGTTTCTATCGTGGCGTCAAAGTTTACTGCCTCGCCGGTCTGGTCTGCGGCATTGAGATTCTGATCCCAGTTATCCATAGGCGCGGTGTTATCGAGCACTTCAACGAACCGCGTCTCGTCTCGGCGAACCACGATCCACACCTCGTCACCCGTTGCCCCCGGAATTACCGCAACCGATTCGACGGTTCCGCCCGAATCATGTTCGTGCCATGCCAAGATCTTATGTTCTGGTTCAAGGGTAATCCCTTTTAGCAGCCCGCCGTCCGTAACGATCCAGAGCGCGTTCGTGATCGGAAGCACAAGGCCAGCAAAGTCTAAGTAAACTCCGGTCTGACTACTGATATAACCGATATCCCCCGCCTGCTGATAGGCAAGTTCCTTGATACCAGCAGAAATTACCTCATAAGACAGGACGCTGCTGTCGCTTCCAGTGTATCCATCGATATCGAACTGGTATCCGTAGGATCGGAGCCGAAGCCCCGATTTCTCTACGAAGACGATAATGCTTCCCGATTGTGCCGGTTGAACGAACTTTGATCCGTAGTATGTGTTGGGCTTCACCTCTGGCACTTCGAGCGGTGAAGGGAATCCGTTCGGCCATTTGACCGTATATTCCATCGAGGCTGTCCCGATAAGCATATTTCTCCCAGGCAGCGCCCACCGGATCGGGTCGATCTGGTTTGAACTTAGGGTGAACGAAAGAGCATCGTCGTCCTTCAGGGTCGATGGATTGACCACGAAGTTTCTGAACTGATCGGTCTTGCTGGCCCATGCTGTTGCCGGACGGCCCTTTGAATTGAAGAACCATAGACGATTATCGCTGATCGTAACGACTTTGGGGTATGAGGTCTCTACCGTTTGATTTGTGTTAACGAACGCAGATGAAGGGATAGGCAAAAATCCCATACGGAAAGTCCACGTCATATCTTCAACGAGTTCCATGGCGGCGGGATCGGTGTCATCCCAATCGATATCCGCCATTTGGCCGTCGCCTTCAAATGGACCTGACCCTCCGGCCGGAGGGTCATTGAATTGATAATCCTCGAACGTGCCATGCCCCGTGAGTATGGTTGTCCAACCGCCCGTTACCGGGGCCGCCGCAGGCCAAGCCTTATACACGGGGCCACTGGAATCATATCCGGTGATTTCCCTGTATTTCCATCCCCACGTCACATCGGAATCCATGAATATCTGCAATTCCAGGCAGCGGTTCCCGTACCAGTCTGCCGTATCGTTAACCACTCTCCGTGTCGGAAAGGTGACAACATCTGGGGCAGATTCTCCGAGTTCGACATCACCATTAAGCCGCCATGCCAAATCCAATCCCCCACCGGGAGTAATGGTCAGCATCCTGGCCCAAAATTCATACTCATCATCACTTAGGGAAGTTTGTTTCTCCGTTATCCGCGTCCCGCTTAAAGTTGAATTTCGGTATTGATATTTATTCCCAGGTGCGGTAGTGTTCCTATATTTTTGATACAGAGTAAGCAGGAATGCGTTGTCGGCGCGGAATCTAAAATCGCCCCACCCTGCTACGTTCATAGCAAAATACCAGTCGCCTGGGTATGGTATCTTGATTGTCCCGCTTGCCTCTAGCGCAAAATTTTGGTCATAGGGTGCTACGAATTCACCGGCGACCGAGGCCGCGTCAACTAAATCAGGCAACCCTGGATACGTGCCGGAATACGTTTGCATAAAAGATATCCCATAATCTGCATCTAATTCGCCTTCACCGTCGGTTGCGTATATACCGCTATAGTCGCCGAGATGGACAACGCCCTCATTGGATGAATTAAAAAACTGCTCAAAGTTTCCCTGCGAACCTATCACGTAGCCAGCCCCAGCGTTCGCAGAATAGAAAGTATTCGTGAATTTATAGAGGTCCATATAAATCTTGTTATTGATCTCAAACGGCTTCCCGGAGATAGTAAACCCAGATATCGCCCAACTGTTATGGCCAGACCATTTTAAATCCTGCGGCTCATGGGAACCATCAACCAGGTAGAGTTTGTCACCTTCTGGGGCGTAACGAAGGTTTGGGATGTCGTCGTTGTCAAAAACGGTCGTCAATTCATATATCTGGTCCTCTGGGAACGTGATCGTCCAGTATGAGTTGAGCACATGCGAGTCAATCGCCCCAAACTTAACCTTCATGCCTATATCAACGGCTGTTTCGGTTGGGATAAGATCAATGTCGGAAGTGTCACAGGCAACGCCACTCGCTTGAAAGACATTATTCATGTACCAAGAAAACGTATCCGGGCTTGCAGAGACGCTGTCAATCTTGATTTTGAACGTGTATCCGAGCGTGCTGCTGTAGGCTATCCCATCGCCAAGGTGTAAATCGTCCGGGGCTGGCGCGGAGTGAGAAACGGGAGCACTTGGAACCGCGCTGTCAATCAGGACCGGGACACGATCACCACCCCAATAGACGCGCATTGCCAAGTCACTGAATTCAAGGATGTATGACTGTGACGGGGTTTCGGCAAAGACGAATGGGATTATCCGAACGTTGTCATCTTCGGCGTCCGTCGCGCATTCCCCAACCTTCGCAAACCCGCCTCGACGGGCGAATCCACCCTGGGGCAAGAAGATGACGTTCTCGGCCTGTTTGCATCCATGCTTGACGGGGGCGAGACCGGCACGGGCCTGGACCGCAGGGGATATCAGACCGCCAGTGAAGTTGTTCAGTACGGGATGGATGTTGAATTTAGCCACTTAATTGCCTCGAAACCACCAGCGTGTCAGGCGTTATCCGCGGCGGAGGTGTCTGCTTGTTGTTTGTCGCACGGGCCTTGTTCAGTCTGATCTGATACAACTGTTCGTACTTGATCGGGTCTTTCCCCGCAACCGCGTCAGCCCAAGCCGCCTGCAACTTGGCAATGATTGCCATCTTTAGTGGCGATCGCATCAAGGTGAAGTAAGTGTCCGCTGCTGAATTGGCGTCTACCAGTTCTTCAGACTTGTAGACATAGAGAATGTCTGGGCCTTGGAACGTGGTCTCCAATTTAGTCCCTGTTACGCGCCAATGCCTCTGGCCCAGTGGAGATAGTCCTGCTTGCAGGTATCTGGGTTCGCCAACGAGATGAACGAAATCCGATGGTAGATCGTACCCATAATAAAATTCATCTTGGGTATGATCGCTGTCAACCGTTAAGTCACCATCCCGCTTCTGAACCCCAGACCAATTAGCCTCCATCAAGACTTCCTCCACCAGTTGGAGGAACGTGATGGAGGCTAGGTTTTGGAGGTTGTCGGTAGACGTGCTGAGGGCATCTAGCGCAGATGCCCCCAGCATCGCCAGGGCAGGGTTAACAAGCAACGCTAATTCGTTGTCTTGAACCGTTACTACCATGATTTACTCCCTACTTAAATCGCACGATGACGGTGTTCATCTCGGTCACGCCATCGTTAGTTCCGCTAAACATCCAGAACCACCGATTGGCGTCTACGGGGAAACTGTAAACACCATAATTCGTGATATCTGGACCGACGCCGACAAGGTGGCCCGCGGTGTTATTGCTCCAGACTAATTCAGCAGTCTGCGCGGCTGGGACTGACGCCGCTTGTATAAGCGTTCTCGCGGGAAGGAACGCCATCGTTGGGGAACCGATCATCCCCCCTGCATGTACCGTCGAGTTATAAGGAGTCCCAAAAGGCGACATATAGAATGCGAATGTCGCATTGGTGATCGCACCAGCGACAGTTGCCCCAGCGGTGGAACCCGCGTAGAGCGCCCTCGTACCCCCTTTGATCCACACGCTTGCAAAACGTGCGCTATCAGGGATAGCGATGATTTTTGTCATAGTTTGCGTCGAATCGGCAATCCCTAGTTCTGCGTACCAAGTGTTTGCAACAGAGTTGGTCCACGACTTGATCGCATTGTCGTTGCCAGCGGCGAATGAATTGAGCGGAACCAAGAGCAGGGCAAACAGGAACGCAATGAGAATTCTTTTATTCAACATAATTTAATCCTTTCTACGGGTTCGCCCCGATTAAGCGTCAACTTCGCTTGCGAGAATCTTGACAACCTTCGCGTCGTTCACGCGGACTGCACCGGATTCGTGGGTCATCGCCAACTGGATAGCGCCTTTGCGGTCATGGCGAACCGACATTTCGACGTGCATGTCTTGCCATTGAGCAAACAGCATCCCGGAAGGAACGAACGCGTAACATACGCGAGCGCCGCCATCCGTTTCGAGTCGATTCGAGACAACGATGTCGAAGCCAAGGGCGGAAGGCAACTGGCTACCACCGAGCGGTTTGTCTGTTGCATAATCGAAGTTGATTAGGTGTTCCTCGGCCCGGAGTTGTTTCTTCTGCTTCGGCCCACAAAGAAAAATGGGCCGCTCGACTTGAATATCGACTTCGCCTTCCTCGAACAGCGTGATGGCGTCTTCCAGTAAGTCGCCTGTCGCGGGGTCTTGCCCGTCAGCGTTGATGGTGTTAGCCGTCGGGAACGGGACGCTTGTCTCGTCATCCGTTGCACCAGTAGTGACATTATCCCTGTACTCAGTAACCGTTGCGCCGAGAGCAGCAATAGCCACGCTGTCGCGGTAACGGTTCCACCTGGCGCGGGCGTTGACCTGGATCATCTCCATAACGTTCGCCCAGTTGGATTGAGCATCCACGCGGGGCGTCAGGGGAAAGAACTCGTACGTTGCGGAAATGAGTTGGCGTTTTCTCGTCGCAAGGGCGGCGTTTTGCGTCTGATCGTACCGCGCCGTGTCCGTGGCCGATCGTTGAGCGGCCTGGATGTCAGCACCAGCGTCATTCATAATGCCGGTGATGATTCCGCTGGCAATCGTGTCCATGTATCCAGTTGTCCCGTCAAGTTTGTCTGACTTCGCAATCCAGAGGCGCTTGGTTCCGACGGGAAGGTCTTTTTGCATCATCTTTCCGACGACACGCGCATCTGTCTGCTGGGACTCGTAGATAATCTTGTCGAGGTATGCTTCGGTGAGTGTTACGTTTGGGTAATCTCCAAGAAACTCGGAGAGTTTATAGTCCAGGACCATGATAATGGCCTCCTCTCAAAATGATATTTCTACATCATTTCGGAAAGGTTGACCATTTCGGGGCTTTCCTGATCCATGCGCTGGACCGGGCGAGGCGATTACGCCTATCACCACGCGCCGCATAGCGGGTTGACGTGGAGAACAAATGAAGGCTTTAGGGTATCCGTGACGGGCCGTTAGCCTTCTTTATCTTTGAATGCTTCGATCAGCGCCAAGAATCCGGTTGCTGTCGTCTTGGCCGCAATCTTATTGGCTCTCGACATGGAGCCGATCTTTCCGTCGGCGATATCGACGAGTTTCTCTCGGTACGTTTTCGCTTTTGCGGTGGCTGCCTTCGGCTTCTCAGTTGCTTTCGGTTTGTCGGTCATTGTCTTTTCAACTTCCCTTTCTGGGATGATAATTCCATGAATCTCGAATTTGCTTCTCCATGAAGAGGATGAATCTGATTGTCTAGCGCATTCTCGAATTTTGTATGTGTACCGTTTTGAAGTTGTTGCATTTCCAACTTCACGTTCTCCATTGTCGGACCAGCCGATGGCGCTGAAACCCCCGCGTTGACGACTGACTCGCGGCTTAATCCGGCGATATGCGCTCCGATCTGGCTGCGTGCTGCCAAAGGTAATCCCATCAATGATACCTGGATTTCCTTCGGTAAGGATTTCCATCCTTGTTCCGCCGCCTCTATGCGCTCACCGTAATTTCGGCCCCATGCCTCTTTCAGCACCTTCGCGGCCACTTCAGGGCTATTGCTCGATTCATACAGATCGGTCTCTTCTTTGATGATGTCGCCGAACATTTGGGTGAACTGTTTCTGGCTTAGTCCAATATTGTAAGCATGTCCCTTCAATCTGTCAACGACTTTTTGCTGTGCTTCGTCCGGTTCGATCTCGACCGGCTCACCATCATCTCCGACCTTCGTGAATCGGGCGCTGTATCCTTCTTGCTTATCGGGGCGGCCAAGTTCTCCGTAGAACTTATCCCAATCCTCTTTTGGAGAATCGTCCGTCGGCCTGTCGGTCAACTTCCCGCTCAGGGTTCTTTGAGCGTGGTCGAGCGACTTGAGTGCTGTCGGTAAATCCGGTTGCCGTTGGATGAATGGACTGTCCTGAATCTCCTTCGGGATACCGAACGATTCATTGGCGTACCAATTCTGCGCACCTGGTTCGAGCGGCGTCGGCGTCCCTGGGGCCGGTCCTGCCGCCGGCTCTGCGTTCGGCTCAAGTACTGCCGGTGTTCCTGCTGTGGGTTCAACCATTTCTCTCTCCTGTTTCCCCTGCCTGGGGCTTTATGTGTTCCTTGACCATTTGCTCGACGTGGCTAATAACGTCCGCCTGGCAAGATGCTGCGTATGTTTCTGTCGGGTTGCCAGCAATAGTTTTCCTCGGATACTTCGCCCGGAGGTTGTCTATGATTTCTCTTCCTTGTTGGCAATTAAGCAGCCTGTAGATAGGGCTTCTCATGCTTGCTGCCCCGTCGCTGCTGCTTGTGACAAGTCTTTCGCAGCCCCCGCAACCTGACCCAGTGCCTGGGCTTGCTGCTGTGCCTGCTGCGCCTGCTTCAGTTCAGCGACCTTCGCTTCCCTGACCGACTTTTCGACAAATATGTCCGGGTCAACGCCGAGCGCGTCGGCCTTGTCCGCGAAAACCTTCACTAAATCTATCAAAAATGCTATTTCGGGATTAAGTTCGACGAGTGCGGGGGCGCTTGATACGACGTTCGCCCATTCTGCGGCAATCGTGTCAGAGGCTTGGGACCGAACGATTTGCTGCGCCTTCGCCAATGGCCCCTTGAATACCGCAACCAGTTCTTCCCCAACGCTGAATTCTCCTGGGAAATCCTCAATCCTTCCTTGACCCTTTTTCCTGTTACGAAGGATAGTGAGTGCTCTCTCCGATAGTGGCGAAAGTAGTTCCGTCCTGATTGCGCCGTACAGGGGGGCGTGTTGGCGTAATTGTTGATCGAGCCGCGCCCGTGTCTCAGTCGCTGTAACGGGACTCGCTTGAGGAGCGGGCATCTCGATGTCTGGCATCCCGAGCATCTGCTCTATCTCTATGCGTTTCCCAAGGATGAACGGTTCGGTTCCGTTGATGCTTGCGCCCTCGGCCAGATTCCTCATGTTGTTTACGTCCAGAACTGTCTGGACATTAGCGGTAGAGAAATCGAGTTCACTATCACCCTGGTTTCCTTCATTCTGAACCCAGCGCCCATTAACGATTGCATCCCATGACCCCATCTGCATCCTGACAGCGTCATTCAATGTTACGAGGAATGGGGTGGCATCTATTGCCGGAGAGTTACCCCATACCCTGTTCCGGAGCCGTTCGTACCTGAACGTGATGTACGGGTTTGAGTTGAACGCATTCTCGTCGTCTTCGAGGAAGAATTCCTTTCCTTTAAGGATCGTTTGCGTCGAGTACTTGCCGTCGCTCGAATTTTCGTTCGGGAACGTTATATTTACGATTTCGTGGAGATCGAATGGATTCTTATCGAAACTGGTCTTGAAATTTTCGTCATATTCAGCATCCGGCCACATCTTCTTGATATTGCTTCCCGTCATCTTATAGAGCCTTAGCATCTGGTCGATGACGCCCCACTGGTTCTCGACCGGGAATATTTCCCAGGGGGACAGGGAGGCGAAATGGAAACTCATTCGCTCACGCGCCATGTCCCAGTAATCCTGGAACAAAAGGCTCCCGATTCCGTAGACGACGTTATTTCTAAACGCGAGGTTTATCTCGCGCCCGAAATTCGACAGGTTAAACTCTGTCTGGACCAACTTTGACGCGTTCGACACCCATGAACGCCGATCGTCTGCCGGGTCTTTGTCGTCGCTCCTAAAGACGCTCTTGCCGTCTTTCTGGATATCGTACCCAACCCAAGGCCAGTTCGGGGGGACAATGAATGAGACCAACGCCTTTGCCAGTTTTGTAGTACTATCAATCCCCGTAGAATCAACGATTTTGGCCTTATCCTGCTTATTGATTTTGTCACGAGTTGGGTCTTCCCTATGGGCTGCCTGCGGGTAACAATATTGTTCCACCAAACGCCAGTCGGGTTCGACGGCGGCCCGTTCGCTTTTTACCTGTTCTAACTGCTGGCCTATTTCTTTTGGTGTCATTTCATTCACCCAGTAACGTCTTGCGAACCGGATTCGCGGAAGTGTCGCCCAATGGACTCGTGAACGTCCTTCGACCCGCGCTGAATGCCGAAGCCCTTCGCCGTTGGGTTTCTGATATATCGGGGTTCACGGGCGTTTCTGGAAGAGGTTCAATGTCGGGTTTCCCGAATCCAAGTAGGTCTGCTATAAACCCCATGATTCATTCTCCTAATTGTATCTCCCGTTCGTTTGGCAAACGGGTTTTCCTTTTTTTCGACCCCTCATTTCATCGCGCCCGCCGTAACTCGCGTATTGCATTGAAGTTAAAAGATAGCGCAATGCGTCGAGTAAGTCAAATTTATTCTTCTGGATTATTTGCCCGTCTTCATCAGACGAATACCGCAACAATTCTTTCTTTAACGGTTCCATGACAGTCGTGTCGAATATTTTGACCTTGCCGGGGCTGAATCTGTTCTGACAAAAAGTGATCCCGTCCCAGACCCCGTGAGAGAATTTCCCGTCAACCAGCGATACGCGGGACGGATGTCCAACCAACTGAAAACCGGCGTCCCTATATCCCTTCGCAATCACAAGCCCCGTTCGGCCCGACTGGTTCGCGTCCTTCGGATAGGCCATTGGTATCTTTGTGTTTGGGTTGCCTGTCCATTGCCTACACTGCTCATGGTAAATTGGGTAAAGGTTTGCGGGTTCGCAACTCACACCCTTTCTTCTTGCCAAGGAGTATAAATGGACCGTACAGTCAGTCTTTCTCTTTGCCGAGTATGGGTCTATTGCCCCGAACAGCAACGCTGTCCAGCTCCCACTGTACCCCGGATCGACCGCGCACAAGCGGGGCCACTCAACAGGTATCTCAAACGGTTCCTCAAGATAGGTATCCCTTGAGTAAGGGTAGATTAGCCCAGTCCCGAACATCGGGATTCCTTCGACGCGCATTGCTCGTTCCTGGACCGTGTAACTTTCCCATAGTTTTTTAACGTGTTCTTTTGGAAGGAACGGATTCTCTTCCGACGAAGCCGTGATATGGTATCGGTGCTTCATGTCCTCGTTCTGGTCGTCATCCAGAAAACTCGCTACGATTTCCGTATACCCGCCTTCGGGCGTCGCGGTTATCATAATCATACCGCCGGTCTTCGTGGTTCGAGCCTTCGCCTGTGAGACCATCGCGTATTTAATAGGCATCTCGTCGAACCAAACAATATCCCACTGGCCGCCCTCGATCGCTTTTGGACCTTGGCTTTCGGAAGCGAACCGAACCATAGAGTTTCCGCCGTACAGAGATTTGATAAAACAGTGACCGATCACGCCGCTTTTATCATGGTTCATCTTCGGCGTCTCAAATATTGCGCTCCTCTGTATCAGGCCAGTTCCCCAGCTTTCCTGATACCCGAATAGGTGCTTTTGACACGAATCGCGCATCTGGTCAAAATCATGGCCAATCACCAAAACTCTTACGGGTCTTCGCCACCGCCTACCAGTCCAATCGAACGCAAGATTATCATACATTCCTTGGGCATGGATCGCGACTTCCGCCGCTCCGCAATACGTTTTACCGTATTGGTTGCCGGACAGCAGCATGCGTTCAATGTAGCGGCGACCTGCCTCATGGAACAATAACTGCTTCCTCAACGGCTGATACGTCAGGAGAAGGTTCTCCTTCAGCGCACTGAAGTATCTCTCGGTTAAATCCGAGTGCTTCTGAAGCAGTGATTGGGCTTCCATCGGGATGGAATCCGATCTCTCTAAGTTGCTCAATGTTTTGCCCTATCTGTAGCCTGATTTCATTCAGTGTCTTTACAGTGATAATGGCTTCTTTGATGTCATGCTTTTCGATCACCGTCGTACCGTATGCGTGCGGATCATATTGCTTCTGGACCTGTAACGCGAAGATCGGGTCTTCGTAAGCCTTGTCAATCACGATCGCGTCGAGGTTGTCATCTTTCTTCGACCGGATTTTAAGGAACAACTCGCTAAACAAAGCACAGGCGGCGTAGCGGGGGTCTCCGGCCTTCTCTAACCACTCTTTGATCTGGCCCTCCCTTATCCGCGCCGACGCCTCGAAGCGTTCAAACTTGCGCCTTGGCGGGGCATTGTGGGCGGCGCTAAACAGGATCGTGAGCATTTCCCTGTTGATGAGAGATGGATATTCTTCATCCTCGGCGCATTCGGAGATTTCCCTAACATACCCTGCGATCAGGGCATTTACCCGCGCCCTGACCTTGTTCTCCGGTTCAGCTACCTGTCGAGGATTGGCAACCATATCAAAACCACCTCCAATGGTGAAGCCTCAACCAGGATAACGCCGCCAAGATGAGCACGGGCCAAAGAAGCCAATAGATGGCGATGTCGGCCCAGTAAGCCCAATCAACTTTTCTTCGCTGCCTTGTTTCCATTTCCATTGGCCTTAACCGCCTTCTGTACCTTGTGCGTGATTCCGGTTCCGCCAATAAATGTGGCGAGAAATCCACTGATTGCCGGAACGATGTTCCGCCATCCCTCAACGGTGAGGAGTATCTGGTCAACGCCGATCCAGAGCGCGGTGAACAGAGCGAGGGCGACACCGATAACCGTCTTCTTGCCATTGAACCATTCCCATAGTTTAGTCATCTGGATTTCAACCTTTCTCACATCGTGTAATCTGATATCCATATTACAAATACAGAAACCGCGACGATAAATAATATTTTCAGGATATTCACGGCTTGCTCAACCTTCCCTCGATTCTCGATAGTGATGCGAGGGCTTCATCGAGTTTGCCGTCGAGTTTTTCGATACTTGTGGTGTTCGCTTTTATTGCGGTTGTATTACTTTCTACATCTGAGGTCGTGCTCGTAATCAATACGGCCCCAGAAATAATAATCGCCATCAATCCGACTATCAACTTGTACGAATTTGCATACAGCCAATCTTTCGTGGTCGCCATTTCGTTCACCTCAGTTTTCCATTATTTCATAGTCCGGCATAAGTTCAAACGGAAGTGCCTCGAATGCCGCCGGAACGTCATATAGTTGAGCGTGGTCAAATATCTTTATGACCGTGACCTTTGTGGCTGATTCGATATCGATAGAGGTCCAGCCAGCCGTAGCCGCCCCAGACAGGTCGATCTTTGGGAGTTCTTTGCCCGCCAACCCTGGGCCGAGTTCAATCTCAACCGTTTGGCGATTATACTCTTGGAGACCAGTGGCAAACGAGATCAACCTTAAATCACACACGTTCTTGACCCGCACCTTCCCACTAGACATTGCACTGCACCCCATGAGCATAAACAGGATGAATAGGATCAGCCCCCACGGGATAATGGAGATGATGTTTCCAAAAACAAATCCCTGCCCAGTATTGAGCCTCATATCACCGGCCCTCAAGTTTTGCTACTCTCACTTCTAGGGCGGTTATCTGCAACTGTAGACTAATGATTATTTTATATGGGTTGATTGATTCCGGCGTAGCACCCTGGAATCGTGGGTTTTCCTGAGATACAAGAGCAACAGTTTTCTCGTTAAAACGTTTCGCTGCTAGTTTCTTTTCCCAATGCTTATAAGCACCATCATATTGATCCTTGGCAGTAGATATTATTATTGTCCCATCCTCAACTTCCTCAGTTATGTTCTCGAAATCTTTTAGCAGCGGTTCCGGTGGAACCTTCCAGTCGAAGGATTTGATAATAGGCGGAATTAAAAGTATGGCGATTTCTTCCTGCGTCGGAACCGATATATTTTCCTTTAGCGCCGCATCAGATTCTATATCCCATGCTATGGCTATGCCAGCATCCCCAGGTATTTGAAATGGATGCGTAGCGTCAGTTTGCACAGCAGAACCAACAAGCGTGTTGCCTCCCTTTATAGCCAATCTTGTTATCGGACCGACTCCAGCAACTTTAGTTCGTATCTGAAATGTACCGTCTTCAGACCCGCTAGTAGTTGTTTCGGCTATGACTCTGATAGAAGCATAATAATCTAAATTACTAGCACTATCCGGCGCACGAAAATCCATTATTGTTATTTCGTCACCATCCGCCGCAACAGCATTATGAATCAGCTGCAAAGACGATCGATCACTAGAGGCCGTTCCCCAAAGCATTTGAGCATTTCCATCATTGGCGTCAAAGGCATCATCAGGCGTTGTTGTGCCTAAACCAAATTCGCCAGAAGAATTCTCATAAAATATATTACCCGCATCGATATTAATATCCCCGCCAGCCGTCCAGGTAATCAGATTCGGCGTAGACCACGTCCCGGCATCGATCGTCAGCGTATCACCAACCGCATTACCAAGGTCTGTACTGCCATTAGACGCGAAAGCAGTGCTTACATTCAGGTTCGTTAAATCGACGGTAGATTCAAATCGTGCGTCGGGAATCGTTCCAGTCGTCAGATTCGTGGCGCTCTCGGAAAAAGTCATCACCGCTTGCTCTGTTGGAACCGCATCGTCACTGTCACCCGCAAGCGTTCCATCGGTCGAATACTCATTGACTGTCGTGCCTGTCGATAGTTCGGACGTTCCTGCTTTAACGCCGCTTGCGGCAACAATTTGGCCGACGCCGATCAGATTATTCCCTGATAAATCTACCTCTGATAAAATCGGTTGGCTTTCCTGTGCAGCGCAATCCGAAAGCGCCAGCCCAAAAATCACAATCGATAGAACGAATAGCGTGATTGATGTTTTTCGATAATTATACATGATTACCCCTATTTGCCTAAATAGATATAGGCAGTTTTTGTGTCCTTCGTGATTCGCTCACGCGCTTGTCCTATGGTATATGAATGCCATAAATCATCTGGCTGTTTTTCGAGATAACCCCGCTTCGCGGATGAACAAAGATAGTCACCGTTTTCGATGGTTCCAGCAGCGATTGTTACCCACGCGCCCGCGAGCGGATACCGATCATGCGTCGTTCGGGAATCGCCGATCGACGCCACGCTGTAGGCGAACGCCGGGCCGACGACTTTGTTCCCGAATGATGTCCTATAATTTGTTATGCCCTCGAATATTCCGACGCAGCGGGAATCTTGCGGATAGATCGAGCGATAGATCAAACCATCATCATCGAGGATTACGGCCTCGCCGGATTGGATGTCGTAATCGCCGAGTTCGTAATAATGGCCTCGCGTGAATGCCGCTGTCGCGAGTTGGAAATTTCCCCAATAGAGGTTTGCGTTTCCAGAACCATTACTTGATGTATCCAGGCGATTATTTGTTGATGCCGGACCATTATCAAGTATGATGTAATCAACGTAATATAGTGGATGATTGACAAGGCTTAATGGAACATCTATTTCTAAGTTTGAATCCCCGGTAGTGAATATCGCATTTGTGCCCGCACTATCGTAAATACGAACACCTGGGGCAGCCGCCCCAGGTTTGATATTTACGGGATTTAGAATATCGTGCCCTGAAAACGCCAGATCACCCAAGATTGTTAAATTACCATTATTACCATCAAGAATCATCGCATCTGACAGAGTATCTGAATGCCACTTGAAATACCTATCAGAATAAAAGTCGAAATCGTTTGCGGAAATACTCATTCTATAGAGTGTACTGAATAGGAAATATTTATCCCCGACAGTGTCCGTTTCAAACTTGAATTCATTACCAGAAATAATGTCATTCTTGACCGTAAGATCACCCGCCTCGACAAGTCCCATCAATGGTGATACTGTATCGGATTCCCACCTGTGATCTCTATCCGATCTATGAACAATAGTATATGGTTCGATACTCGTGAGATATGCCTCTCCGCTCCCAAAATATTTCAATTTCGGCCCAAGGAATTCATCGAATTGGATTACGGTTGCTGCTTGTATTTGTGCGCTTCCGGTTGGAGACAATCGAATATCAACATCAGATTCAATGTTGTTCGTATCCCCATCATCAAAGATCGATAAAGTTTCAATCCCCGTTGTTGTATCCCTTATCGATAACCTTGCGGCTTGATATGTAATGCTTGAATTTCCATGTGTACCAGTCGAATCGAATCTATTAGAACCATTCGATGCAACATAAATAGAAGTATTTCCGAGAAGCGAAACGGAGTTCCACACAACCGTGTATTGATTGCTCGTCGGCGCAGGGATAATCGTTACCGTGACGCTGTTGACTGTGTGGTGTGCCACCTGCGCCCAGACCTGCCGATACGGTGAAGCCGTTTCCCACACATTGACAAACATATTCCGGGTATCGAGGTTTGTGGTTACGGCAAATTCGGTCGCTAATCCATCGCCAACCTGCTTCGCGCCGGATGCCGATAGAATATTCACTCGATATGCTTCGGATGCCGGTGCGTTTCCGGAAAATGTAACCGTCACGCTATCGGCGTCCACGTATTTTACGAGTGGCTGAACAACGCGATAATCGCCAGAATTTTCTGAAACCTGCGCGACTGGATAACAACCCTGACCATGCGTTATCGTGAATTCGGTATCGGAAGCGTTACCAATCAAGACCGAAT